ATTCGTAGCTTTAAAAGTCATTAATGGAATTGTTAAGGCGATTGAACTTTATAATAAAATAGTCAAAATTGGAACAGCTATACAAGGAGCTTTCAATGCTGTAATGGCTATAAACCCATTTGTTGCTCTTGGTATAGCGATCGTAGCTATTGTTGCTGGTTTGGTTTACTTCTTTACTCAAACTAAAACAGGCAAAAAGGTATGGGGTGACTTTGTAGACTTCTTAAAGAGTGCATGGGACGGTATAGTTTCATTCTTTAGCGGTATGGGTCAATGGTTCGCTGATATATGGAACGGAGCAGTTGACGGAGCTAAAGGCATTTGGCAAGGCTTAGTTGATTGGTTCAGCGGAATTGTACAAGGTATTCAGGACGCATGGAATGGAATGATTGGCTTCTTTACTAACTTATGGTCAACTATTACTGGTGGTATTCAAGACGCATGGAATGGAGTTACAGAGTTTTTCACAGGATTATGGGACGGAATAGTAAATATCGTTACAACTGCGTTTACAACTATCAGTTCTTTAGTGACAGATGCTTATAACTGGTTCATTACAACTTTTCAACCTTTAATTAGTTTTTATCAATCTATATTTGGCTTAATTGGTTCAGTAATTAATTTAGCATTTCAATTTATATTGGCTATTGTTCGTGGAGCTTATCAATTAGTCGTTAACGCATGGCAAGGCTACTCAGCTTGGTTTGGTGGAATATTTGACGCGGTTAAAGGTATAGTTTCTACGGTATTCAAGGCTATTGGCGACTTTGCTGTTTCAGCTTGGAATGTACTAGTTGGCGTATGGAACGCAGTAGCTGGGTTCTTTGGTGGAATATTCAACGCTGTTAGTGGAGTTGTATCGAGTGCTTTCAGCGCTATTGGAAGTTTTGCTTCTAGTGCTTGGGGAGTAGTTCGCTCAATATGGAGTGCAGTAGCTGGTTTCTTTAGTGGCATATTCAATTCGGTTCGTAGTGTAGTTAGTGGAGTGTTCAGCGCCTTTGGTAGCTTTGCTTCAAGTGCTTGGGGAGCTATTTCAGGTGTGTTCAGCGGAGTCGTTGGCTTCTTTAGTGGAGTATTTAATGGCGCAATGAGTGTAGTTAGTGGAGTGTTCAGCGCCTTTGGTGGGTTCGCTTCTAATGCTTACAATGCAATAACAGGAGTATTCAGTGGGCTTGGCAGTTTCTTTAGCGGACTATTCGGAGGAATCAGTAGCACGATAGATAGCGTTCTAGGTGGCGTAACAAATACAATTAACAATATATCAGGAGCTATTAATGGTATTGCTGGAAAACTAGGTGGACTGTTCAAAGGCTCTATGGTAGTAGGCTTAACAGATGTTAATTTATCTTCTAGCGGTTACGGTTTGAGTACGAACAGCGTATCAAGCGACAATAGAACGTATAACACATTTAACGTGCAAGGTGGTGCTGGTCAAGATGTTTCTAACTTAGCACGAGCAATCAGACGAGAATTTGAATTAGGGAGGGCTTAATGGTAAGACAGTACAAAATACATACTAACTTAGACGGAACAGATGACAAAGTTTGGGACGTTACAAATGGAAAAGTTAGATTTTATCAGCCCTCTAATTTAGGTTTACAATCAACTAATAATATTTGGCAAAGTAATGGTATTGGAGTAATGGGAACACGCTCAATTACTCAACCTCAAATAGAATTTAAACTAGAAACGTTTGGCGAAAGTTTAGAAGAAAACTATCGATTAATGAAAGACTTCATAAACGATATTCTTAGCAAAAAATTCGTTACACTTGAATATCAAACAGAGATTTTTCAGGTATATGCTGATTTAGCTTTAGCAGATGTCACTAAAACAGAAGGCTACGGTAAGAACGGAACTTTTAGCGAAAAAATAACTTTTGATATAATTACAAAGTGGTACACTTACGAAAATCTAACTTTTGACATGATTAAAAATGGTAAAGTTATCGAAGGTAAGTCTAAAATTTATGGCGGTTATAAAGGTAACGAAACAGCTTTACAAAACTATAATAGGCTGAAAGCAAGTCCTTCTTTAAATCTACCTAATTTGAATTTATTAGACGGTACTAGAGACTTTAGCGGAGATTGGCAAAGACCTTGGGGGTGGGTAAATGACGGAACTTATAGAGGTCTAACTGTTAAGAAAAAAACCGAACCATTTAATGGAATTTTCAAGTCATTTACAGCATCAAAAGACGGTGCTTATACTTTCTCAGCTTATGTTAAAAGTTCAGGAAATAATGCAAATATATATAGATACGTCGATATTTGGGACATTAATGGAAAGCCAAAATGGACAGAGCATAACAATGTGTTAATGGGAAATAACTTTGATTGGTTAAGAGATCATTATACATTAAATTTAAAAACTGGTGATACTATTTGGTCTAGGTACGAAATAACTGGTTCTGGAACAGATTCAGTTTTATGGACTGCTGGTCATAAGTGGGAAGAAGGCTCAACCGCCACTCCTTGGATGCCATCAGCTAACGAAGTCACAACTGCTGATATAAGCGAATATTTTGGTTATAACTACATAGAAAATCAAGCATACACTTATTATGGAGAGACAAATATAGACCGTTTAAGCCGTTGGGATATAAAAGATGAAATATTTAGTTTTATGGGGATATTATATCCGCAACTTCCTAAAACACCTACTGGAGTTAGGTTTTTAGACGATATTGGAAATGAATATACTGCGATTGTGTTTAAGACGGAACAGTTGCAAGACTATATTTTAATAAATACAGATGTAAATGACGAAATTTATCAAGGCTGGAACGGAACGACTGCTCTAAATTTATTCCCTGTAATGGACTTCGAGCGATATAGAACTCGTATAATTGAAAAAGGTCAAATGGAGTTAATCAATTTAAGTAAGGCAGAGTTTAAAATCAAGAGAAAGGCTGAATTTGTTTAATGTTAGAAGCTAATGTGTATGATAACTTTAATCCAAACTATTATAATATATCTGATTTTAACCTTCCTAATGGTAAAAAAGAAAAAAGAGGGTTGCCGATACCTAAATCAAGATGTCAAGTTATTAACTACGAACTGTGGGAAACAGGCTATCTTTACACTTCATCAGCCACATTTACCGTTTCGGTAGAAGTTGGAGATATTGTTCAAATTCTTTTTCCTGAAGTTGTTCCAATTGAGGAGACCCTAGGTCAAAAGAAAAAACTGAACTTAGATATGGTTTACCTTGTGACAGATGTAGACGAAAGCAATAAAGCTACGTTAAAGAACTATTTTTGGGCAATGATTGAAAACCTTGATGTTCCAAACGCAATAACTAAAACGACAAACTTTGCTATCATTGATTATTTAATTGACCCTCGTAAAAATAATTTAATGAGTTATGGTTATTTCTTCAATTCAAGTATCTTCGCTGGGAAGGCTGCAATTAACCGAAAAGCAGAAACTTCAGGAGCTACTGATGTAGCTAAAAGGATATTTTCTAAGGTTCAATTTCAACCAACCACGACTATTCAACACGCTTCGTCTGAAACAGACCCTAGAAACTTGTTATTTATTAACTTTACCTCAAGAAACTGGAATAGAAATAGAATCACAACAAGAGTAGATTTTAAGCAAAGCGTGACAATGGACACGGAAACAATAGTAGAACGTTCAGCTTATAATTTTGCTGTTGTGTTCGTTAAAAATTCAACCACAGACGACTACACAGACCCACCTAAGATGTACACAGCAAAAAACAATGGAGATATTATCGATTATAGCACTTATGGTGGAGACGGAACAGATTTACCAGAAATAAGGACAGCCAAAACATTATTTTATGACAGAGATGACCACGGAAACCCTCCAGATATATCTACTATCAAAGCTGAAATTTCTCCCTCCACGATCGTTACAAGGTTAATCTTTAATCAAAATGAACTTTTGCCTTTATATGTTAATGACTTGGTCGATGTTTGGTACGAAGGAAAACTATATTCAGGTTATATATCAGACAGGGTTAAAACAGAGTTCAGTGATAGACTTATTTTTGTAGAAAGTGGAGATAAACCAAATGTTATATGAATATGTAGCTACTTATGGTGACAAATATAGAATAGATAGCTTCAAAGGTTACAGAGAGCTACGCAAAGACCACTTAGAACTTTTATCAGGTAAAGTATACTATAATAGCAAAAACACGCTTAGAATCGAAACCACGCTCTTGTATGAAGTCGGTCAATTTGTATCAATTGGTGGTTATCCTTATGGCGGTAGAAAATTTATGTTGTTGGAGCTATCAATTACTGATAACCCAGTTTTGGATAAAGCAAAGATAATTTCAAGAAAGGCCAAAAATGACAATTAAAAACTTCACATTCTTCAGTCCAAATGGTACAGAATTCCCGGTCGGTTCTAATAATGACGGAAAACTATACATGATGTTGACAGGAATGGACTACGGAACGATTAGACGCAA